CGTTCAATAGCAGGACCATCTTCGCGATGGCGTTGATCATTCAAAAACCAGTGCTTGGTGCCATTTGCATATTCAATAGCGGGTCCATCTTCGCGATGGCGTTTGTCATTCAGATACCATTCCTTGGAACCATCTGCATATTCAACAGCAGGTCCATCTTCGCGATGGCGTTGATCATTCAAAAACCAGTGCTTGGTGCCATTTGCATATTCAACAGCAGGTCCATCTTCGCGATGGCGTTTGTCATTTAAATACCAACGCTTGGAACCATCTGCACGTTCAATAGCAGGTCCATCTTCGCGATGGCGTTTTTCATTTAGACACCAATGCTTGGTGCCATACTGATCAATGGTCATAGTGGATTTCATCATCCAAACTCCACAAGAGCGACAGCCCCACCCTGTGCAGAAACCGTTTCAGCAAAGTCTTCTAGCATAGCAATGATGCGATCCTTATCGCCGCCAGCAAGCCCCATGCCGATGTAGGGGAAGCCAAATCGTTTTCCTGGATACACAGCAGCAAGTTTACGAAGAATCAGTTTGAACGAATCATATTCAAAATGATCTACGCCACGAGGCAAGTAGTGAACTTGTGTGTATGCATTGACAATGGTAAACGGCGTCTTAGTAGAAGAATAGGTGTTAACATCAGAAAAAGTATAGTTTCCTAGTTTCCAAATACGATCATCAGTATTCAATGGATTATTGTACACTCGTTGATCCCAGCGCCAATCTTCATTAAACGCGGCTGGATATCGTTCACGAATCTCCTTGGCAATACCACTCCCCATAACATTTTGGCAGTTCGCCCCATGTACTAAAACATCAAACTCGCCCTGTTCAGCAAGATCAATCAGATTGCCTTTAATGCGCTTGAGCATTTTATTAACTCCTCATCTTTTTCATGGCAGCATAAATCTGCGGATGCACTGTAAGTTGATCTTGGCTATAGCAGCGCAGATAATGTTCCTTCCAAGTATAGGAAGGCTCGCTTTCTCTCGGAACGTAAAAATCTGCAGGTGCTCGTCTTAACTGACGGGCAAGTTCAATAACCCAATCATCTCGGTCAATTCTCTTGAGATGGCAATAAGCATTGCTTACACCTACCCAACCTTCCTTGACTAGTTCGCCAGAATAGAGGAAAACTTCTACGTCATCTAGTGACTGGCGATTGGGACCGTAAGTGATACTATCTGCGCTGATTTTAGTATTGCCTGAAAATTCTGACATTATCGTCTCCGATCCGTGAACACATTACTACCACATTGTGGACATTTGATTCCATTATCATATTCACAATCACCTAGATAATCGCAGCTATGCTTGATAGACTTTACTTCACTTAGAGTATATTCTAGCACAATAGCACAGCCTCTGCAAGTAATACGCTTGACTGCTGACTCGTCTCTGCCTACAACTTTAACCATCACTTACTCCACGACTTCCATTCTAGAGGACAAATAGTCCGCACAGGACATTTATCGCAGTGCCACTCTTCGTTGTCCGCTTCGGCAGTAATAATACATCCCCAAGGCTCTGCTTCACCTTTGCCATCCCAACCAGTAAAAGTAGGCCATTCGTCTGCAATCTTGGTGCACATCTTCTGTAGTTTATCCACAGACGGAAGAGATTTCATCTTAGCACGAAGCTGACGGATTTCTTCCATTTCTTCTTCATTAAGAATATATTGCATTTTAACCTCGCATACCAAAAGTGCTAGTCCAAAGCCATGTCAACGCCATAAGACCAGCGATTATTGCAGTCTCAGACTCTCTTACGCGTAACATCACGCCTGATAATATAATGCAACACACAGCAAGAGTCAAGCACATTATGATCCATTCATTATTGCTCATTTATCACTTACTGCATTCATATGCATGGGTCCATCCTTCTCCCCACAGAACATATTCTTCACTTCCTTCTGGATATGGACAATCTACATATTGATCTTTATAAAAAGAATCCCACCCTTCGGTGCGTAGAGTACCTTTTGCATAAGGAGATTTTTTGTCATTCATGATCAAAGCCCTCTTATTCATCAATTGTTGCGACTGTGGTGATAAAAGTACAGTCGGGATAATCTGTCATTCGGTTTTGCATGATAGCAACATCGGCGTGTTTCTCAGTAGAGTACACACCAATGATGCCAGCAAAAGTACCATCTGGATAAAAATAGCTAACAACAAAAACTTCCATGATCAAAGTCCCAAAAAATAGCTGATGATGAAGCTAATCATTGGACTTCACCTCAAAAGAAAGAACACCGACATTAGGAAATCCCTGTTTCTTGGAGCCGGGATTCTCTTTCCAATATTCTTTTCTCAAACGGCCAGCTTCTGCTTCTGCTTCTGCTTCGGTAAGGTATGCGAAATCACCAAACCACTCAGACATATAATCATAATCGTGATTGTCTGCTTGAACAATGTAAATTTTCATGATCAGGGTCCTCTGAAATGTTGAATTGTGTCTAAGACTATATACGATGTGCAGGAAATGTCACCACAATGAAAGAAAATGACACACTAGAAAATAGTGATCATCAAACATTTGATTCTCACGAAGTTCACTGATCGGCACCCACTTTGCCTTTTCAGCATCATCCGCGCCTTTTACGCGAGGCAGTTCTACGGCATCGGGCAACTTAATGTGATAAGCCTGTGTAATAACGCGACCAATAGTAGAACGATAGGGATCATCAAACGTGCGATTGGCTACAATACTACCACGAAGAACAGCCTCAGGAACCTTGATCTTGGTTTCTTCGCGCAACTCACGAATTGCACCATCAAGTTGAGTTTCAAACTCGTTCAAGTGACCACCAGGCAGCGCCCACAGTCCTTTGCCCGGTTCTGCACGACGCTTGACCAAGAGAACATGACCGCTTTGTTCAAGACAAACATCAACTGTGGCATGTTTTACTGGATAAGGCGCAACTTCCCACTGCTTCTTATAATTCTTTACAAACCAATGTTCACGGCGAAGTGCTTCACATTCATCAGTGAGCGTGAACTCATTCATGAAATTGATGACATTCCCGTTAAGCGGAGCATTACTGTAGACTATTTCATCTTCATAGAAGTTATCACGAATAGAAGTCGCATGAACATCAGCTTCAATCTCAACATTCACCGACTTCCACTGCGGGAAAAGTTTGAGATAGTAGCTTGAGCCATCCTTGCTGGCACCGATTAGCCCGACCTTTGCATCATTGTAGCCAGATGCCATGAACCCACTAGGATTCATTACGTCAAGTGTAGTATCCTTTACGAGTTCCTGAACCTGCTTGACCCAAGCAGCATCATTGTAGGTCTTGTCATAAAGGGGACGAATAATCAGTTGACGCTCGGTCTTGCCCTCAGGATCAATTGCATCCCAGTCGTCTGCATAAGATTCAATGATCATATCCCTGCGTTCATCAAAGGTGAACGGATTGCGGATCGTGCGAGCCTTACCTGCCGAACCTACGAGAATCAATACATGTCGGGATTTTTCTAGTGCGATGTCAATGACACGCTTATGTTCTTTATGAAAGGGCTGAAAACGTCCCACAAAGACCAATAGGTCAAATTCTTTTTCCATTGCTACAAACTCCTTGTTAGCGTTTTTATATAGAAGGTCTATCCCTCTACAAGTCTATTTATACACGAATAACAGGGTGAAGTCAATAATTTCCTTCACCCCATATTAATCAACTACTTTGCAATAACGACACTGGAACCCAAATGCATTCTTACGAAAGTCACCAAATTTGGAATCAGTATAATATACATAATCATTATCAACATTAGTGATGGTAACTTCACGGTCACCACCGTCAGCAGGTGCCCAAATCTGACCAGCCTTAATTTCATCAATAGGAAAAATATAACCACATACGAGTTTGCGACCGTTGATAATTTCAGTATGCATTTTACTTTTTCCAGTCAGGAAGTTTGTCTACCCATTTGAGACAGAACGCCTCATAGCGTTGCTTATATGCGCGGCGGTCGCGCCTGTCAATCAAAAACCCGGCCAACATAATCGCAATGCCGAAACCGTAGCTCCAGATCAAGTGTTGATAATGGTAGATATGTTCTACAGTGAATAGCATTGCTGTCATGCATGTCAGCCAGACACCGCCCAAAAGCATGATCGGAATGCCATTATTGGCGTTACTCTGTTGCAGCCTGCGCCATTCTGCGCGGAATTGGAGGGAGTTCTCCCAGCCATTGCGATAGTCTTCGTTCATTTTGTATTTCCCTCTATTGATTGCTGTGTTTTTACAGCACGTTATCAGTCAACCAACATTGAATCTTTTCAGCGTCAGCTTGGGTAAACCCGAAACCATCCATAAGCAGAGTATTTTTAAGATACTTGTGCAGGTGTGCATTATTTTGGAAAATTTCAGGATTTTCATCAATTGTCTTAATAATGTAATTCATCTTCCAAGGAACAAGATGCTTGCCTTCAAACGAACTAAGATAAGTTTGGAATTTGATAAACTTGTCCATGATTAGTCTCCTTACCAATTGTTACTACGATTGATTTCTTCATCAGTGAACTGCCCACCTGAACGATCAGGGTTTTGAGTCCAACTATCTTCAATACTGCGGTCTTGATACCGCTTGATTTCTTTGACCGCCCACCGGCAATATTCTTGGTGATTGAGGGTCATCGTAACAATAGTATTTTCAAGTTCTTTGATCATCAGATAAGCATCATTCATAAGAGGATCGTTGCCCTTTTCAAACAACTCAGCCTTGATTGCTTCCAGCGTGTCAATATCAATTTTTCCAAGCATATTGTCAGTCATATTCCTATATCCTATTACAGAACGTTATCAATCAACCAACGCTGAATCTTTTCAACATCATGCTCATGAAAGCCTTCCATCAGAAGGCAGTTGTCAAGATAAGAAGACATGCGAGAATTATCTTGTGCAACAAGAGGATTACCGAGAATTCCATTAAGAATACCGTTTGCTTTCCATGCCTTGAGGTATCCACCACCAAGCGAATTGACATAATCTTGGAACTCAACATACTTGTCCATTACATGTCTCCTTGTTGTACAATTCCGTAACCGGCATCAATCTCTTCAACAGGAATAATGCCTGCTTGAAATTCCGCATAGATGCGTTTGAACTCGGACTGTTCATTCACAACGATGCCAAAATCACGCTTAACGTATTTGGCATTAGCTGCAATGATAGCCTTGATTTTACGTTTAATGTACTGATTGTTCATTATCAGTCTCCTTGTTATATGATTCGTGTAACAAGGAGACTTTATGTTGTCAAGAGGTTTCTTCAAATATGTTTCCAGATTCGGTTAAATCTAATGGATTTTATAGTTCCGGCACCGACTCCATATTTCATGGCAATGGCTGCATACACCGGTTCTGCTTGTCCATATTTGGGATTTTCAGGAAGTCCATCCTTTAACTCTTTTCTTATATCACGCACCATACTTTCTGTTAATATTGATCGTGCATTCAATTCCCCAACCCTTGATGGAAGGTTGTCCTTTGCCTTTTTTGCAACCTCTGGACGTTTCATGGGGCTGTTATCTCCTTTTGTCTTGCATTCATATCCATCCTTTTTGGAATAATGGTTTTCTCCGGATATTTTTGCTCTGACAATCGGGTCTGCTGCGGAAATGCGTCTGTGTGTTATCCATTGTTCGCTGTTAACAACCTGTTTATGTTTTTCAATGATTTCCGGTCTACTCATGGGATTAGCGTCTCCATACATTGGAGTAAATGCCCTATTTGAGGTTTTATTTATCCATTGATCCATCGTAACCACGTTCATACGACGAAGGACCTTTTCTTCCCAAATCCTAGCCTTTTTTTCAGATGTGAATGTCCGTCTTATCTGCACAACATCAGGCTCTCCATATAGAGATACAGTATTGTCAACATATTTACTAGAGGTTTTATACTTAACCCAAAGATCAGATGGGTGACAATCTTTTGCATATCTAACTCCATAATACCAGAGATTATGTGTTGACCATCCTATTAGATATGTATACGGTATATTGTTCATAGTTATTATCGTCCTTTTGATGAACGATAATACTATTGTAACGGCACACGGAATAAGTGCCCACTGTTTTAATTCGCGTTAGTATTATCAGATATATTTATGCTTTATATGACTTACCCATTTTTACTACGTAAAGCATTGCCCAAAGTGTTGATGTTGCTTCCTTGACGGCGAATAGTTTTGTTGTTTAGCTCAAGTGCTGATGCCATGCGATGAACCTGCTCACTTAGTACTCTCACTCTTTCCTCAAGATACTTGATTCTTTTTTCAGAATCAGTTTGTTTTGGAAGCGGAAGTAGATTGTCTTCTGTTTCTACGATTCTCTTATTTGTATACATTTTTGGCATGTTATGAATTAATCCCATTCAATTTAAATCTTACAAACTCAGCAATGTGATCTGCAATATTTACGCCACAATACTTTTCAAATCCTTCAAATCCGGGTGCTGAATTGGCTTCACAAACTTTATATCCATTTTCAGCAAATAACAAGTCAACACCCGCAATTTGCAATCCACAAACTCTTGCTGTTTCACGAGCAATATAATCAATTTCGTCGGTGACCTCAAAGCGTTCTCCGTGTCCACCATTTGAAATGTTGGCGCGGAAGTCACCGACTGGAGCAACGCGTTTCATTGCCCCAATTACTTTACCACCAACCACAAATACCCTAAGGTCTTCTCCGGGTCGGTGTCCTACGTATTCCTGCACAAGCAATGTCTTTGCACTACTCAAACTTTCAACAAATTCCATCAACTTTTTAAAGTCTTTTTTTCGTTCACAAAGATATACACCTTCACCATAACTACCGTTCAAAACTTTAACAATGCATGGCCATCCTATTTTGTTGTCTACAAGACCAATATCAACCGGAAAGCGAACGAGCATGGTTGTTGGAATAGGAATATGATTACTTGATAAAATCTGAGATGTTCTGAGTTTATCTTTTGCAATTTCAATACTATCGGCAGAGTTTACACAGAGAATCTGTTCTTGTTCAAATTGGCGGATCAGTGCTCTTGCAAAACCATTTGTTCCCGATCCAGTACGAGTCAAAAACAATTTTGGTTTTTCAATTGCAGAACCTTCATATTTGATACCGGTTTCGGCACTTTGGTTTACTACTATGTCATATTTATCGGGATGAGTGATCTTTGCATCTATATCGTGATGCGCGAAACTTTCAAGAAGACGGTGATTTTCGTATTCTTCTAAACGTTTAGATAAAATAATGACTGACATGAAGGCTCCGATTACAACAGTATTTATTCAAAATAAGATAGAACTTTAATATCATGAACCAGAGTTAAATATGAAACAATTGGGTGATCTGCTGGCTCAATAGTAATATGATATCCTCCGCCCGCTCTCACATATGGATAGTATTTTACACCTGAATTTCTGATCGCGGTGTTGACTTCGCGAAAGGCATCCCAAGATACGTGAAACTTAATCTTCTTCATCGTGCTCATTCATTTGTTTCCAATACCAATCCGGATCATGATTTAAATCATCATAATCTTGATATTGTTTTTCATTTGGCATAAGGACACGAAACTTATCACCCGCTGATAGTGTCAGGAATGATAGTTCCGATTTATTCATGATGTCAGTTACATAGAAAGTGGTACCACATCTGCCACCAATCGTCTTGAATGTCCCGTGTTTGATCTTAGACTGTTTAATTGCGTTTTCAACATCTTTCTTACCGTTACGCGTATACACGATTCGCGTAATACCTTTCGCTTCATTACGAAGACGAATCTTATCATGTTCCATAAGTTTGGTGATGTTGGCACAGTTTTCCTCATCAATAACGAGAAGACAGTCTTTGACTTTGATACTGCCTTTGGTTGATGGGTTATCTGGGGTTTCTTTGGTAGACCACGGTCTACTACAGTCTACGTGTTCTACGTAGAAGGATTTTCCCTGTGTTTTTACTACCCACATAGGGATGGTAGGATCAGTTAAGTGCCCTTTATTAAAATGGAACACTAAATCTTTACATGCTAATTCTAAAATCTATGACATGTCAATTAACTCCTTTTTCAATTAATTTGCAGTTATCAAAATGATAACGATACATTGTATTTACGCCGCCCTCTTTATTACAATGCGGACAAATGACTTTCTTTTTAGGAACATTTTTATTTGCTGCGGATGCTCCTGGATTAGGCAATCCTTTTTTTGGAGAAGGTTTACCTTTTATTGCTCTACCAGTTCGTCCTTTTAATGGAGACTCTCTACCTTTCAGTGGTGATGGGGAGCCTTTATTCGGTGCAGACCGGCCTTTAGTAGAATTTGAAATTTTTTCTTTATGTTCCTCGGTCAACTTGCGACCTTTTAACGCCGATGGGCTTCCTGGAACAAACCCGTTTATGCCATTTTCGGGTTCTAGGTTCGCCCACTCGTATGACTCTACGATTGTAAACAGATTACTAAATATCAAACCGAAAATCACACATTCATCTTTATCAGTGAAAACTTCCGATTTCCATATTGTTTCAACATATCTGACACCGTGTTTTTTGATATGGGTTTTCCAATATTTCCCTCCACCCCTGTAACGACCATTTGTTACCATTAGATTGGTAGTTTTTCCGAAATACTTTAAACCGGTTAGGCTATGACGTTTAATATAAAAAATGGTAGGTTTGAACATAATAATAT